TTCAAAGTCAGGTCCTGCTTTCATAAAGAGCAGAACCTGAACATTAGATGTTGTGTCAGGTCCCGTCAAAGGATTGAGAACAGAAATCCGTAGACGTCCATTACACACAGTATCATCATAAGCCGGAGCAAAACCAAACGAACTATCAAAGATCCAATATGGATATGGTTCAGTTTGATCAACTTCTTGCCATGATTGAGGCTGCATATAAGGAATTACAAATTCTGCTTCATCAGTAACACTAAGATCTACAACCTTAGTAACTACAACATTATCAGTATCATTTTCAGCAAAAACATCGCCTCGTGGATCATAAGACACACGAAGACGACCCTGATGATAAGGAGATGCTACTATTTTAATTTTATAAATAATAGATCCCCGCCAATTACCAAACATTCTCGACACATGAGCGAGAGGTGTTTCATAATAGGTATCATTAGTTGCCGAATTTAATTGCTGACAATTTGTAGGTGTCACTGATATTTGATAAATATTATCATCCTTTGACAAAGATTGACCCCATTCAGAAATATCAATGAATGATTCACGGCCAACCAAATTACAAATGGCTAGCTCATCATCTTCATCCAAACCTGTGACCCTAGGGTCAATAGTTAACTCATTCTTAGGATCTAGTGTCAATTTTTCAATAGGAACACCGATTTCCGAAGAAGCGAAACCATGGAATGGTTGATTTTTGAATGGCATAACATCCGAAATGACTGGTACATTGGTAAAGCCAAATAATGATGCAATACTGCCAACGGCATTTGCACCAATAGTTGTGGCTTTAGCAAATAAACCAATAACAGGCACTTCTTCCAATGCTGAACTAACACTTGCAACAGCTGAAGCAACCTTAGAAACTGGTCCTTTACCATACTCATCATCTGATTGAACATTGAGTACAGTAGCACCAGTTAGTTTGACATTTTCAGCCCAGGCATAAACGTTAATTGTAACGTTACCAGTTGCACTAGGGTTAGCAGCTTGGAATGGAGCATACTGGAAGAGGGTCAATTCACCCATCTCCTCAAGTCCATCATTATCCAAGGTCAGCCAATCCTTATGATAAAAGAATGGACATGTCAATTCACCACCCTTATTTTTATGACTTTCAATCATAACATTTGGGCGTTGACTTAACATAATCCGATCATTATAAGGCATAGGATTAGCTGTTCGAAGAGATCGATTGAAGTAAGGAAGAGGCTGATATGCAGCACAATAATTACCATAAATAAATGGAGAACTATTGACCACAAACTTCAGCTTCAGATCACAACGGATATAGGCAAAATTATCTAATTTCTTCATAATCTTTGGATTGGTGAAATAATTCAACCAAGGAAAGAAAATTCGGGAATTAGAAAAAGCCTCACCCTGAGGGATACTGTAAGAATGAATCAATGTAGGTCGGGACATAAAATCTCCCAAAGCATATGATTCAGCCAATCCTGTATGTATTGGATCTAATACGGATGTCTTACCATCTGTATTATCTTCAATACCTTCAGCGAACTCAACAACTTCATGTTCCTCGTGCACAGCTCCCACTCCTTCATCGACTTCATCGGACGATTGAATGGTAAAGAGTTGCTCTTTACGAGAAACATGTTGAGAAACTTCTTCTTCTAATTGAACAATACGTTTCTCTAACTCATTGATACGTGCCTCTTGAAAAACAAGATCACGAATCATTGATCTTTGTGCTGTTTTAAGACCAGCAAAGTCTGTTTCTGTATTTAAAATGTTTCCAAGTAAATTAAAATCCATAAAAAACGCTACTTAACATTAATTATTTATGTGAATTTTGTGGTGACCAGCTGGCACCTTTTCTAAAAAGAAATTTTGGGGAACGCCCATGCAAGTAATACTATAGTATTCCATTCTCTCCACTTCCAAGCTTCACAACGCTATTGGATGGAGCAGTAACTAATACTAAAGAGTCTCTTTTGCTTTGTTTTAAAACAGGTCATGACTTACGACCTACCAGATTATAGTCGTGGCAGACTTAGACCAGATTAAGCTCTGGGAACTGCAGATTGGAATCTGTCATTCAACTCATCCCACAATGGTAGTGTGGTATCAGTTACGTAAAATTCCAATTTGTTCTCAGCTATAATTTCTTCAAACAATTTGCGTTTTTCTTCAAAGGTTTCTTTACCATAGAAGAAATACTCACAGATTGCACTTGAAATAATAGCTACAGACTGAGCTTCAGGTGAAAGTGTTTTACTTGCAACACCAATTGTAAGACTCTTTAAAATAGAATCTTCCTCAAGGGGAGCAAGATAAGCTTTCACATCCTTATCCCATCGCCATGTTCTCTTTAAAAAAGAACAATCAGATAAAGTAATATAAGGAATAGATTCAGTCTCTTTATCAGCCATAGTATACGTAATACCAGCATCTGCTAGCACACGTTGAATTGTACTATGATTGAAAAAAGGAGCTTCCTTTGAAACACCCATGATGTTATCATCACCATAGGTCATCAAAGCAACATGCTTCTTGAATTTTTTAGCATTAC